GATCAGAGCCTCAACTATTAGAATTTGCACTAGAAAGGGTAAGATAATGGCAGCAAATACAGCAACAAGTTTAACCGAAATCGATTTTGATGGTATAAAAAATAACTTAAAATTATTTCTTCAAAATAATAACACAATAAGAGACTACGATTTCGCAGGATCTAACATTAATACATTGTTAGATATATTATCATATAACACTTATTTAAATAATTTTTATTTAAACATGATAGCTAACGAGATGTTTCTTGATACAGCTACTACAAGAGACGCTATTGTATCTCATATTAAAGAATTAAATTATGTACCAAGATCGTTTCATTCTGCTAAAGCTGTTATTGACATTCAAGTATTTCCAGAAGGTGCACCTAGTCAGATAGTATTACCTAAGTTCAGCGAGTTTACAACAACTGTTGCAGGATCATCTTTAGTCTTTTCAACTCAAGATTCAATAACAATTAAACCTTCTCAAAATTCTTCAGGCAACACGGTTTATGTTGCTAATAATGTTGATATATTTGAAGGAAAAAAAGTAGAAGAGTTTTTTACAGTATCAAGTAATAATTTTGTAGCTGAAATAGCTAACGAAGGAGTAGATACAAGACACCTTGAAGTAAATATAAAAGAATCCCAAGCTTCTTCAGTAAATGCTAATTGGACTAAAGCTGAAACTTTATTTGGTTTATCAAGTTCTTCAAATAGTTATTTCTTAGAACCGACTCAAGGAAATAAATTTAGAGTTACTTTTGGTGACGGTACGTTTGGTAAAAAACCAGTACAAGGAAATATTTTAAAATTAACTTATAGAAACAGTTCAGGTAATACTGGTAATAATGCTAAAATATTTAACTCAGGTACTATTGATGGTCATTCAAATGTAGTAGTATCAACTGTTACTAATTCTCTTGGTGGTTTAGAAATAGAATCAATTGAGGATATAAAGTTTAATGCTCCAAAATCTTTTCAGGTTCAAGAAAGAGCAGTTACTTCTAATGATTATAAAATATTAGCTCAAAAAGAATTTCCTCAAATTAAAAATGTATTAGCTTTCGGTGGTGAACAAATGACACCACCTCAATATGGTAAAGTTATTTTAGCAGTAGATTTAGCTGATGCAGATGGAGTACCAGAATCTCTTAAGAAATCAGTAGCAGATTTCTTTAAGAAAAGATCACCTGTTAGTATAGATACTGAAGTTATTATTCCTGAGTTTTTACACCTTGATATTAAAGGTACAACAGTATATAATATAACTGATACAGCGCAGGCACCGTCTGCTATTGCATCTAAAGCTTCTGCAGCTCTATTAAGTTTTGCAGAAAGTAATATAAACGGCTTTGATGTTACTTATAGGAACTCTAAAGCTTTATCAGCTATTGATGCATCAGATAATAGTATAGTATCAACTGAGTTAGTTGTAAGACTATTTAAGAAAATAACTCCAAGTTCAACATTATCATCTTCTTACGCAATAGATTTCAATAATGAATTAGAGCCTGATGATATACTTAATACTTCTACTACTTTAAAAAGATTATACTTACCTGCTATAGAATCATCTTTATTTACTTTTGGAGGCTCATCTAGTGCTTTCTTTATTGATGATGGAGCAGGTGGATTAAAAGTTGTTAAAGCAGATAGTAATGATAAGATAGTTGAACTATTAGCTAATGCAGGAACAGTTGATTATACAACTGGTAAAGTAAATATAAACAGTATATTGATTACTGCGTTTTCAGGTACTAATGTTGATATATTTGCAAGAACGAAGAAGAGAGACATTACAACTTCTAAAGGATCAATCTTGCAACTTAACTCAGAGGATATATCGATTACAGCGAATGCTGAGAGGTTATAATGGCAAGCCAAACGCCAGAATTCATCTCGCAATTTATTGAGGATCAATTTCCTGAATTTTTTCGTGAGCAGAATAAAGGTTTAGTAGAATTTGTTTTAGCATATTTTGAATATCTAGAGCAAGAGAATAAAACTACTAAAGTTTCAAGACAATTATTAGATAATAGAAACATTGATAATACTATCGATGATTTTATTATTCATTTTAAAAAGACCTTTTTACAAGGCAGTCAATTTCAAAACGAAACTGATGATAAGTTTCTTATAAAGCATATAAGTGATTTATATCAATCAAAAGGATCTACTAGATCTATAGAATTATTAATAAGGTTACTCTTCGGAGAAGAGGTAGAAGTATTTTTACCTTCAGAAAGAGTTCTTATACCATCTCAAAGTAAATTTTTTAAACCTCAGTATTTAGAACTATCACCATCAGATAGAACAAAAAACTTTATTGGTAAAAACGTAACAGGATCTTCATCAGGTTCTACTGGGTTTGTAGAAAGCGTTGTTACTAAAACTATTGCTCAAAAAAGAGTAACAGTTGCTTTTTTATCAAACGTAGTAGGTAATTTTAAAACTGGTGAATTTATTACTGATGATGGATTAATATTAGATGCTCCTAAAATGGTTGGATCATTAAGTAGTATTACTATTAATAACGGTGGTAGAAATTTTGCTATCGGAGATCTATTCCAAATTGAATCAGGAGCTGGTATAGGTGGGCTTGGTAAAGCAAAAATTACTTCAGTTCAAGATGCTACTGGTAGAGTAAATTTTTCTCTAGCTAATGGTGGTTATGGTTATACAGTATCAAATACTCATACTAGAACTTTATCATCTAATGCTACTATTGAAATAACTAATATTACTAATGCTGATGCTAATAATGACGGCTTCTTTCCTTTTGAAAACGTACAACAAGACTTATCTACCATTACTTGGATATCAGGTATGTCAGCAGAAAGTTTTTTAACTGCTGCAAATAGTGGTAGTTTATTAATAGGAGCAACCTCAGGTGGAACTCCTAAAGCAAATGGTTATTGGGTACAGACAGGTTCAGGAAATACAATTACAGTTCAAGTATCTAATGGTAACTTTGGAGATGCAGATCAAATATACGTAGGAGCTGTAAGTAATGCGTCTTCTAATATACAGCTTGATACTGTTACTAATGCAATGGCAATAGGAGAGTTTCTTAAACAAGAAAACAGAGTTAATGATGCTAATGTTGAATCAATAGTAATAGGATTAAATGCTAATAACAAGCCATTTATAAATCACTCTAAATCATTTTTAAAAGGTCAACTAAGTAATACTTTTGCTAATGTTGCTAATGTAGGTTCAGGTGTAGGAGCTGATTTCGAAGTAGGTATATTATCTAATCAAGAAAACCTAACTCTTTTTACTGATATTATAGGAAGTAATAATCAAGCTCAAAATCCAGTTCCATTTTCAAACGTTCATGTTAATGCATCAAATTCAGATATAGGGTTTGTTGATTCAATAACTATTGATACTTTAGTAGGCTTTGATTCATTAGCAAATTCAGGCCCACCTTTTGCAACAGCAGGTGGTTTTGCAGCAGGTCAATATATTTTTGAAGCTAACGTAGTAGTAAAAGATGTAATAGTTACTAATTCAGGCTCTGGATATACTAATAGTAGTACAGTAACCTTTACTGGAGGTTCTCCAGCTACAACTGCATCAGGCTCTGCTATTACAGATGATAGTGGTACATTACAAGCAATAGTATTAGCTAATAATGGTATTGATTATCAATCAGTTCCAACTATTTCTATTTCAGGTGGATCAGGTGGTACTGCTTCTGCAAGAATGAAAGCTTCAGGTAACTCAATAGGTGCAGTAGGTAATATTAAATCAGTACCTAATACTAATCACTTAATAGTAAGAAATTTATCCAACGGTAACTTTACAAATGGTAGAACTATTACTAATGAAGGAGTAAATGCTTTTGCAAATGTAGCTAATAATAAACTTTTAGGTGGTACAGGATATGTAAATGCTGATACGGTTACAGTATCTGGAGGCTCTCCTAACGTAACTGCTACAGCAAACTTTATGGCTAATGTTGCTAATTCTGGTTCAGTAGGTTCAGTTACTATAATGGAACCAGGTACTCAATATGAAAGTAATGCAGTAGTTACTATAAACACAAGTACAGGTTCAGGAGCTTCTTTATCAGTTAATATGGACTTTGGTTACGGATTTCCTAAATCTAGTCAAGCAGATCTAACTACAATATTATATAACGCTTTAACATTTGCAAGTTTTACTATTGGTACAATAGCTTCATTTAAAGGAGTAAATCCAGGTTCCGGTTATAATCTTGATCCAGTTCCAATAGCACATAATCCATTTATTTCAGGATTCAATAGAAGAGATATAATCTGTATAATAACTGGTAGAAACGGAGTATTCACTGCTAACGAAAACTTACAACAAACATTATCTTTACCAGGCTTCTTAGTTACACATAGTAATAATACAGTTAATGGTGTTACTTTAAATGCTAATAATGATGCAATACAATTAGGTGAAGGAGTTATACAGAATAATACTAATGCGTCTGGAGTTATAGAATCCTCTAATGCTACTCATATTAAAGTAAAAAATACTATTGGAACTTTTAATGGTAATAATATAGTAACTCAATCATCAGGAGCAACGATTGCACCGTTAAGTCCTTCTGACGTAGTTGCTAATACAACTTCAGCAATAGCTACTGGTACATTTAAGTCCATTCAAAACCAAGGTGCAACAGAAGAACAAATAAAAATAAGAAGATTAAGTTTCGGTCAATCATTTGTTAGCGGAGCTACAATTACAGGTTTATCATCAGGTGCTACTGCAACTGTAGGGTATGCTTACCAAGATGATGATACTTTACCAATAGGATTAAATGCAGTAGTTAATGCAACAGTTATTACAGCTAATGGTGTAGCTCAAGAATTAGAGATAGTAGATTCTGGTTTCGGATATGAACAAGGTGATACAGTTAATTTAACAGCTGCTAATACTAATTTTATTGTAACTGGTACTGCTAATATTTCAAAACAAGGTATCGGTGAAGGTCGATGGAGAGATAGAAAGAGTTTCGTAAGTGATATAAATAAAATACAAGATAGTGATTACTATCAAGAGTTCTCTTATGTTACTAAAACGGGTATCGCATTAGCTAAATATGAAGAACAACTAAAGGAAATTTTACACGTAGCTGGAACTAAGCTGTTTGGTGAAGTAGTTAAGACAAGAAAAGTAGATTCACTGAAGTTATCTTCAACCGGTGTAATGGTAGCAAACCAAACAGCAAATAACATTTATCAGAGTTAATATGTCACATCAATTTATAAGTTTAGATTTTAAAGTAAGCAGCGCAGAGCAGTTTAAAGAATCTTTAACTGAACCAGCAAATACCATATTATATTTATTTTATGGTAATCATATTCCGTTTGATCAAACTGAAGATGGAGGCACAGATAACTCGCCTCCAGTATTTGATGACTCAGTAGACTCAATACATTACAATACCTATGCTAATATGATAGGTGGTAAACAAGTTACTAATAGTGATGTAGTTCATATGGTAAATTCTACTGAATGGACTAGTGGTACAAAATATGAAATGTATGATGATCAAAAAGATCATTTATCAAATACTAATTTCTTCGTTTGGGTACAAGAGCAATCTGGCTATAATGTATTTAAATGTTTAGATAATAATAACGGAGTTAATTCAACAGCTCAGCCTTCTTTATCAGAAACAGCTGCTACAGATGCTGTATATATTACAGAAGAAGATGGTTATCAATGGAAATATATGTATACTATTTCTACTGTTAACTATGATAAATTTGCTACCGCAAGTTATATTCCTATAACTGCTAATACTGCAGTAACTGGTAATGCTGTAGCTGGTACACTTCAAACTATTAAAGTAATAGATGCAGGAAAAGATTATTCAGCATATGCAAATGGCTTTGTAACTGAATTTGGTGTAGCAGGTGATAGTAAATTAATTTCAATTTCAGGTACAACAACTTCTATTTTTCAAGTATCTCCTAATACTTCAGGGTTTGTAAAGGAAGAGGTAAAAACTAGATTTGTTGAATTTTTAAGAATACAATCAGGTGGTAAAGGTTACCTTACTACTGATTCAGTAACAGTTACTACTAATGGTGCTACTGTTGCAGCTACAGCTAATATTGCATCAGTAGACGCTAACGGTGCTATAACTGGAGTTAACCTTTTAACTAGAGGAAAATCTTATCCAGGAACTACTGTTGCTCAGGTTACAGTTACTTCTAACACTGGAGGAACAGGAGCAAATGCAGCTGCTAATATAACTGCTTCTATGGGTACATCAAATGGAGTAGTTGTTGATAGTAATTCAACCCACTTAACTGTATCAAGTATTCAAGGTATAATTAATACTGAAGATGAATTAACTGGAGTTAGTTCATCAACATCAGCTAACATAACAGCAGTAACACAACAAGGAGATAATTTATCTTCTAATACAGACTTTTATAAAGGCTCATCTTTTTACATAGAATCTGGAGATGGTGCAGGTGAATTAGGTATAATAGATGAATATATAGTTACTGCTAATGAGAAAAGAGTTTTATTAGCATCAGCTCCTTCTGCTAACTTTGCTACTAATTCAAAATTTGCAATTGGTCCTCAAGTAATAATAACAGGCGATGGGACTGGAGCAAAAGCAAGAGCTATGATTAATAGCAATCTTAATAGTAATACAGTAGCTAACGTTCAAGTTATAAATGTTGGTTCTGGTTATACATATGCTAACGTTTCAATTCAAGGTAATACTGGTTTTGTAACTAACGCAGTTTCAAATAGTTATATAAGTAATACAGCTACTGCAAGAGCAATAATATCTCCACCAGGTGGTCATGGATCTAATGTAAACTCTGAACTATTTGGTAATAAAATAGGTATAAGTGTATCTATTGCTAATACAGCAGGTGGTAAACTTTCAGCTAATAATGACTTTAGAGAAGTAGGTATACTTAAAGATCCACTATTTGCTAACGGGACATTAGTTCTCTCTAGTTCTGAGACTAATTTCTCTGCAGGAGAGTTAATTACTGGAGCAACATCTAATGCAACAGCTATAGTTGTATCTGCTAATGCAGCAGGTATAGCAATGAGTAACGTAAGAGGATTCTTTACAACAGAAACAATTACAGGTAATGCTTCACCAGCAGGTAATGCAGTAGTAAGTGGTGTTACTCAACCTACTACTCATTTTAGACAGACATTTAAATATTCTGCTAACGTAGCTTATGGTGGAACAGCAGGAAATGGATTAACTTTTGATGAAAAGGTTAGTCAATCAGAATCACAAGCATCTGGCTTTGTATTAGCTCATCCGGGCAATGCAGACGGTGATATTGAATTAAGTAATGTAAGAAATACATTCTTACTATCAGATGTGTCCGGGGGGGATAAATATTTTACAGGAGCCAATAGTGCTGCGCAGTTTAAACTAACTGGAGTAACTCTACCAGAAGTAACAAGTGGATCAGGTCAAATAATTTACAAAGAGAATCTTAAACCAATAACAAGATCTACAGCTCAAACAGAGACGTTTAAGCTTATAATAGAATTTTAGGAATATAAATGAGTAGTTTAAATACAAATTTTAACGTCAGTCCTTATTACGACGACTATGATGAAGATAAAAAGTTTTCAAGAGTACTTTTTAAACCAGCTGTAGCATTACAAGCTAGAGAACTTACCCAACTTCAAACTATATTACAAGCTCAGGTAGAGAGATTTGGTAATAATATCTATAAAGAAGGTACTATCATAGAAGGATGTCAGATATCTTTAGATGCTGATTATGATTTTGTTAAAATTGCAGACTTACAAACTGATGGTCAACCAGTAGCACCATCAACATATTTAAACTATTACGCTAAAGGTGCTACTTCTAATGTAGTAGCTATTGTTCAGCAATATGCTGATGGATTAGTATCTCAGGACCCTAACCTTACTACTCTTTATATAGATTATATTACTACTGGTTTAAGTGGAGCTAAAACATTTGCTACTTCAGAGAATATAGAAATTTATTCTGATGCTGCTCTATCAACTAAAATAACAACAGTAACAGCTGCTGG